ATCTGTTGGCCCTCTTTAAGTAACAACCTGAGGTTAGACCTGAGGCATCCACCTTAGGACATCCTGAGGTAATACCTGAGACCATATACCTTAGGTTAACCATGGGCCATCCGGTGAGTCATTACTATAAGGCTATTGGGAGACCATTGTCAAATCATCCAACCAATTAGGTAGCACTATAGGGAGACACTTAAAGTATTACTCAGAGGAGAAACGAATGGCTAATAACTATATACATAAAGAGATAAACCTTAAGACACTTAAAGACAATGGCTATGAGGTGACTACAGAGGGTCAAGTGATAAGCCATAAAGGGAGAGTACCACGCGTCTTGAAGTCGCCTGTGGGTTCTCATGGCTACCGTGTGGTAAACCTGAGGTTAGACGGTAAGTCGTCCATAGGTTGGTAGCTTATAGTTACCTAACGATTGATGAGGATAGGCCGCTGGTCAATCATAAGGATGGCGACAAGACCAATAACACTCTGAATAACTTAGAGTTTGTTACGCACAGTGAAAAAAAATATATCACATTATTATCAAAATAAGTGTTGACTCTGAATCACAGCTAGGACATACTGCAATCACTCCAGCGATGGAGGCTGACTTAGAGCAGTAACCTCTAAGGTTCATTAACAATATGGATTAGCTGACATGTACATCGCTCATCACTTAGTGTTTAACTAGTGGCTACATTCGGGTCTCTGGCAAGGTACGTCCTGTCATCCTGAGAGTAGCCACACCGATAACCACTAACGTAACATTGAGGATACATAGCATGGAAATCGTAATGCAGGCACTGAACCACGGGTCATTATGACGACAGCACGGGACTACACCGGGATTATCTGGTGGGAAGAGACAGAAGACGAAGACGAGGAGTGCAGCGATGATTAAGTATGGCATCACTCTGGAAGACCTGAAGTATTACCGATTCGCTCTCATGCACGGTAAACACCACGACTACCTAATGGCCGCTTTAAGGCAAACAAAGTGGGGATATTCTATGTCGCTACGCATTGATACACGACACATTCGGGCCGCACAACTGGCAATGGCTTATGGTGCATCTGACGCACTAACCAAGCGCATCCTAACGAAACACCGCAAGATGACAGCACGCCAAGCTGCTTGCGCTGTAAAGTGGGCCAGACTCACGCTACTCTCGTACCAATAACTCACCAATAACTCACCAATAACTCACCACTAACCACTTGAAGGAAACAACCTAATGAACTACTTCGACATGCAAGACCGCTTAGACGTCATCCATCACCTGCCAATCTGTGAACTTGACAAGCGCCAGTCGCTGCTGGTAGCACTCATTGCGGACATTGTGAACGCTGAGACGTCCGACGGTGACGATACGGATAGCGATTGGGGTCTGGAACGTCAGGACTACTGGCAAACCCTGAAGATTATGGCCAAAGATGCTGGGTTTAACCTGCTGGGCAATGGCCACTTCAGCGCAGCGTTTAAGCATGAGCTGCTGCCGGGTAAGGTCATTAAGGTTGGCTTTAAGAAAGAAGACTCAGGGGCCGCCTACGTGGCTTTCTGCCGGATGCACCAAGGTAAGGTAGGGATACCTAACGTCTATCACGTAGCGCGTCACGCTGGGTGCTACACGGTGGTACTTGATGAGTTGGAACCATGCAAGAGGCGCTTCAACGCGACGCACGAGCATTACGCGGACCTAGCTAACTATTTTGTGGGGAACTCTGATGCAGAGCTGGGCGATGTTGATGGCGCAGAGAAGGAATTACCATTCGTCGAGACATGCCAGATGATTAACAAGTTCTTTCACGGGATTGCGTCCTTTGATATGCACAGCGGTAACATCATGTTCACGAAAGACGGCAAGCCAGTGATTACGGACCCGGTGTCATTCTCAGCGGACCGGGACCGGGAGCCTTTCTCACTGGAACCTGAGGAGCTACTTGCTGAGATTGAGCAGATAGCGCACAACAAGATGATTGAACGCTGCAAGCGCAACAAGGCTAAACGTGACCCTAACGGAGCAATGCACATCGCACGCCGTAAGGCTAATAAGGAACGTCGAGCACGCCGTAAGGCACACGCACGCCGCATGAAGGAGCGGGCACTACATGACGCTGAAATACTTAAGGCTGCCCGCGAGATGCCTGAGGGATTAGGCTGGGGATTAGCTCCGAGAATGGACTTTGCAGCGGTCGAACAGCGCGTGAACGCATGGGTGGCCTGCGAGGGTCTTGCCATCCAGCAGGGCAAGCCATTGGCAATAGACAATTACCTTCAGGGTAGACTCATGGGCTAACAAGGTATATCTTAGGTGTCTCCGAACGGTGAGGCACCAATAGATAAACTTTATCCACAAAGAGGCACACAATGAACGCATTAAACATTGCACGTAATGACTTCTCAGAGATTGAACTAGCCGCTATTCCGTACAACATCCTCAGCGAGCACTACGGGGACAAGCTGGCACGTGAGCAGTTAGCACTGGAACATGAAGCGTATGAGCTGGGCGAGCAGCGTTTCCTGAAGATGTTAGAGCGTCAGGTGAAAGCTGGCGAGTTCGCTGACAACGTGGCCGCGAAGCCGCTGGTCATAACGTTGCACCCGCAGCTAACCAAGCGCATTGACGACTGGAAGGAGGAGCAAGCAAACGCTCGCGGTAAGAAGCCTCGCGCATACTACCCGATTAAGCACGGCGTCGCCTCAGAGTTAGCTGTTAGCATGGGCGCTGAGGTGCTCAAGGAGAAGCGCGGAGTGTCCAGTGAGGCAATCGCACTGCTAACCATTAAGGTCGTCTTAGGGACGCTCACAGACGCCTCAAAGGCCACTATCCAGCAGGTGTCCTCGCAGTTAGGCAAGGCCCTTGAGGATGAGGCCCGCTTCGGTCGTATCCGTGAGCAGGAATCCGCATACTTCAAGAAGAACGTAGCGGACCAGCTGGACAAGCGAGTAGGCCACGTGTACAAGAAGGCTTTCATGCAGGTAGTCGAGGCCGATATGATATCCAAAGGGATGCTGGGCGGCGACAACTGGGCGAGCTGGAAAACTGACGAGCAGATGCACGTAGGGACCAAGCTGCTGGAGCTACTCATTGAGGGGACTGGTCTGGTGGAAATGACCAAGAACAAGATGGCCGATGGCTCCGACGATGTAACCAGTATGCAGATGGTCCAGCTGTCTCCGGCCTTCGTGGAACTCCTGAGCAAACGAGCTGGCGCACTCGCAGGTATCAGCCCGATGCACCAACCGTGCGTAGTCCCTCCGAAACCTTGGGTGGGAACTGTGGGAGGTGGCTACTGGTCAGTCGGTCGTCGCCCGCTGGCACTGGTGCGTACCCACTCGAAGAAGGCACTGCGTCGTTACGAAGATGTTCACATGCCTGAGGTGTACAAAGCGGTAAACCTCGCGCAAAACACGCCGTGGAAGGTGAACAAGAAGGTTCTGGCGGTAGTCAACGAGATTATCAACTGGAAGCACTGCCCTGTAGGAGATGTCCCAGCGATTGAACGTGAAGAGTTACCACCGCGCCCGGACGATATCGACACCAACGAGGTGGCACGTAAGGCGTGGCGCAAGGAGGCAGCAGCGGTCTATCGTAAGGACAAGGCCCGCCAGTCTCGCCGTTTGTCGATGGAGTTCATGGTCGCACAGGCCAACAAGTTCGCCAACCACAAGGCCATCTGGTTTCCGTACAACATGGACTGGCGCGGACGTGTGTACGCTGTGAGTATGTTCAACCCACAGGGTAACGACATGACCAAAGGTATGCTGACGCTGGCCAAGGGAAAGCCAATCGGTCTCGATGGGTTCTACTGGCTGAAGATTCATGGTGCAAACTGCGCGGGCGTCGACAAGGTTCCATTCCCTGAGCGCATCAAGTTCATCGAAGAGAATGAGGGAAACATTCTGGCGAGCGCAGCTGACCCACTGAATAACACTTGGTGGACACAGCAAGATTCACCGTTCTGTTTCTTAGCGTTCTGCTTCGAGTACGCAGGCGTTAAGCATCACGGGCTTAATTACAACTGCTCGCTGCCGCTGGCGTTCGATGGGTCCTGCTCTGGGATTCAACACTTCAGCGCTATGCTCCGCGATTCTATCGGTGGTCGTGCTGTTAACCTGCTGCCTTCTGATACCGTGCAGGATATCTACAAGATTGTTGCCGACAAGGTTAACGAGGTGCTCCAGCAGCACGCTGTCAACGGGTCTCAGACGGTGGTCGAGCAGATTGCCGACAAGGAGACTGGAGAGTTCCGCGAGAAGGTAACGCTGGGTGAGTCCGTACTGGCTGCGCAGTGGCTGCAATATGGTGTTACCCGCAAGGTGACTAAGCGTTCCGTCATGACGTTGGCGTACGGTTCCAAAGAGTTCGGCTTCCGCCAGCAAGTTCTTGAGGATACCATTCAGCCAGCTATTGACAACGGCGAGGGCTTGATGTTTACGCATCCTAACCAAGCGGCTGGCTATATGGCTAAGCTGATTTGGGACGCTGTGACCGTGACCGTAGTGGCTGCTGTCGAGGCAATGAACTGGTTGAAGTCTGCCGCTAAACTGCTGGCCGCTGAAGTCAAGGACAAGAAGACCAAAGAGGTGCTCCGTAAGCGCTGCGCAATCCACTGGGTGACACCAGACGGCTTCCCGGTGTGGCAGGAATACCACAAGCGCGACCAAGCGCGCCTGAAGCTGACGTTCTTGGGTCAGGCCAACGTGTTCATGACGTACAACAAAGGGGAAGCCAAAGAGATTGACGCACATAAGCAGGAGTCAGGAATCGCCCCTAACTTTGTGCACTCACAGGATGGTAGTCACCTGCGCATGACCGTAGTACACGCCAACGAGGTCTACGGGATTGACTCCTTCGCACTCATTCACGACTCTTTTGGGACCATTCCGGCAGGCGCTGGGAATCTCTTTAAGGCAGTCCGTGAGACGATGGTCAAGACCTACGAGGACAACGATGTGATAGCTGACTTCTACGACCAGTTCGCTGACCAGCTGCACGAGTCTCAACTGGACAAGATGCCTGCGGTCCCGGCCAAAGGCGACCTGAATCTGCGGGATATCTTAGAGTCTGACTTCGCGTTCGCCTAAGGTCTCCGGTAATTAGGTAGCACTATAGGGAACCTTCGAATGACCGAGGGTTCCATTACTTAAAGTCTTAACTTAAAGAATACTTAAAGAGGCACACCATGTACCAGAACACAATCAACTTTGAGCGAACCCGTGAACGCCAGCAGACCGAAGGTTACATCCCTAAGGGCCGCAAGATGAACAAGACAAAGCGCGGTGGCGGTGTGAAAGGTTCCTTCCGTAACGCCAAGGGTGACAGCGTTGTTAACCAAGAGAAATACTTCGTAGGAGCGTAACAAATGGCTACTGAAAAAAGATGGCTTTTCGATGGGAGCACCTCACAATGGTCTCGTTTAGGAGCAGCGGAGCGTAGACTACTGGATACGACAGGCCTGCACGTGGTCATGCTTGACGACCCATTCACTAACACCGTACTGTTCAACGTATTTGAGCCACGCGGGTCACTTCTAATAAGTAAGCGGTTCAGCCACTGGTCGATTGACTCAGCGTCAGACTGGCTGGCAAACCTCACAGCCGACTACTCAAGTTGGAAATGATTAGGTAGCACTATAGGCAGACTCAAGGTCATCGGATTCCGGTGGCCTTTATGATTGCTTATTGCACACTAAATGAACACTACACTCTGGAGACATCATCATGATGAACATTAAGACCAACCCCTTTAAGGCCGTATCGTTCGTTCGCTCTGCTATCGAGAAGGCGCTGGAGACTTCCGGTTACCTTATTGCAGACACTAAGCACGATGGCGTACGCGGGAACATTTGCGTAGACAACACAGCCAACGCAGCGTGGCTAAGCCGGGTATCCAAGACCATTCCGGCGCTTGAGCACCTCAACGGTTTCGACCAGCGCTGGCAGAAGTTACTGAAGGATGACCGCTGGATTTTCCCTGATGGCTTTATGCTTGATGGGGAACTCATGGTCAAAGGTGTGGACTTTAACACCGGGTCTGGCCTCCTGCGCACCAAGTACATCAAAGCCAAGAATTATGACTTCCACAATAGTGACTGGGACCTCAAGGATAAGAAAGCACCCTTCCACCTAGACCCAGAGCACCTCAAAGTTGTCCTCTACGATATCATCCCGCTTGACATTATCGAGTCAGGCGATGACTACAACGTGATGACCCTCCTACGCCTTGAGCACGTCAAGGTAGCCTTACCAGTTCTGCAAGACCACTTCCCAGAAATCGACTGGTGCCTCTCAGAGTCCCGTGAAGTTTACGACATGGACGAACTCGATGCGCTTTACCGACAGAAACGAGAAGAAGGTCACGAAGGTCTGGTGGTTAAGGACCCTCGCGGTATCTACAAGCGCGGTAAGAAGTCCGGATGGTTCAAGTGCAAGCCGAACGATGAAGCCGATGGAATCATTCAGGGAGTCAATTGGGGCACTCCCGGTCTTGCAAACGAGGGCAAAGTCATCGGGTTCTCTGTGCTTCTTGAGACAGGTCGTTTAGTAGACGCCAACAACATCTCTCGCGCACTGATGGATGAATTTACTGCCAACGTTAAGGAACACGGCGAGGAATACTATAATGGCTGGTCTTGCCAGATTGGCTATATGGAGGAGACGAAAGATGGTTCATTGCGGCATCCCTCATTCACCTGCTTCAGGGGAACTGAGGACAACCCAAGCGAGAAAATATAAGTATAGCAAAGCGGCTCCTTCGGGAGTCGTTTCAGCTACTGGTAAGCCCATCGGATATAAGCGTAAAGACGGGTACTGGATGTTATCATATGGCGGAAAGCACCTGCTGGCACACAGAGTGGTCTGGATGCTTAACTTCGGAGTAATCCCAGAAGGACTAGTGATAGACCATATTAATAGAGACCCTAGCGACAATCGCATTGAAAACCTGAGAGCTGTAACCACCAGCGTCAACAATGCAAATAGCAAAGTCAGGTCCCATTGTGTAAGCGGTGAGAAACATGTAGCAGTCGATAAGAGAACTGGCAGATTCACCGTCAGGATTCGTCGCAAATCGTATGGAACCTATGGAACCATTGCGGAAGCCATAGCTGTACGAGACGCAGTTATTAATTAGGTAGCACTATAGGAGACACCAAATGTCTATCAATCTGATTCTAATCATCGTGTTCATCCTCGCGGCTATCGTGTGGTCAATGAACGACGAGCCACCTAAAGGAGCATAAACCATGCGCTTACACTTCAATAAATCCAACGGTATCTTCTCGGTTCGCCGGGAGGACCGCAGCACTGTAGCAGCCACTGAGCGTCACGGTAAGTTACCTCGCATGTTCGACACCTTCAAGCTGGCACCCAACGTACACATTATCGTAACTCGCGGTCTCTACGAAGCAGCGGCTGAAAAGTCCAGACCTTTCGTACCCGTAGTGGTCACCAAATGGCCTAACGTTAAAGGGTTCTTTATGCGACTGAAGGAGATTATCAATGAGTAAGGTAACGGTATCAACCTTCTGTGAGGCCTGTGCGTTCGACGATGATCGTTACCCTCACACATGCCCCATATGCACAGCATGTGGTAAGCACAATGGTGACCATGTATCACCTTGCCAAGACATCCTCGACCGCAAAGAGGACGACGGTGTTAAGCAACCAAGTCACTACCAGCTGTTCGGAGGCATCGAGGCCATTGAGGTGATTGCTCGCAGTATGACTCAGGAGATGTTCAAAGGGTACTGCCTCGGGAACATCCTCAAGTACCGCCTTCGGGCCGGGAAGAAGTCCGAGCTGGCTACCTTAGAGAAAGACATGGCGAAGGCCGCTTTCTATCTGGAACTTTACGAGAAACACAAGGGGTTGTGTCATGATTGAGTTAACACCGAGTCGTATTGAAATCCTGAAGTATTGGGCCAAGGACTTCCTCAGTATCTACCAGACTGAGTACTTCACCAAGGAGGAGCTTGAGTTCATTGAGGAGATTCTCAGCCATGAACCCGAGTGACTGGTGCCGCGAGATGTACGAGAAGACGCTCGACCCTGCGTACATCACCCTGTATAACATGTGGAAGGAGTGGGAAGATGCAAAGTTCGTTGTAACGGTCGAGACAGCTAACGCATCGTATGAACTCCCGGTGCACGCTGGGTCTCTTGAGGAGGCCCTAGAAGTTGCCGAGGCGGAGTACGAAGAGTTAGGCCAAGTGACTCGGGTACGCCCAGATAGTCATTAGGTAGCACTATAGGGACACAGGTTGTCCCTCTTACTGTTTAAACTTAAAGGAGATTCATCATGGCATTCGCTAAGAAGAAGATTTATACCACCAAGATTGGTACCTGTGAGCCGTATGCTTACTTCAACAAGCCGGACTATGGCGGTGAGGGTTTTGAGAACCCACGCGGTACCTACAAAGGTTCCGTAACGTTCAAGAACGAAGACTGTCAGGAGCTGGTAGACCTCATCGTTAAGACCCATGAGGAAAACTACGCGGCCCGTCTGGAAGCGCACGAAGCGAACCCGCCGAAGGTTCAGAAGGGTAAGAAACCTCTGAAGCCGTACGAAGGCGACATGCCGTTCTTCGACAACGGTGACGGTACCACCACGTTCAACTTCAAGTGCTACGGTTCGTACGAGGACAAGAAGACTGGCGAGACCAAGAAGATTGTTCTGGGTGTAGTTGACGCTAAAGGCAAGCGCATCCAAGACGTTCCGATCATCGGCGGCGGTTCCAAAGTGAAGATTCGCTTCTCTCTGGTACCATACGGCTGGTCTGCGGTAGCTGGCGCTTCCGTTAAATTGCAGCTGGAAGGCGTGATGCTGGTCGAGCTGGCTACCTTTGGTGGTGGCGAAGACGACTGGGCTGACGAAGCTGTAGAAGGCGGTTACGAAGCGGACGAAACTCGCAGCCGTAAACCTCAGGAAGACCCGGAAGATTGGTCTGGTGAGGAAGCGGACGAGGGCGAAGCCGAAGAAGACGATGACTTCTAATGGCTGGCTATGGGGCCAAAGGGATTCGGAAGGTGGGTGCCTTCCGGTCTGGCCTTGAGGACAAGGTGTCCAAGCAGTTAGAATCAAAGGGCGTCACGTTCGACTACGAATTGTGGCGCATCCCTTACGTTATTCCTGCGAGTGACCACCTTTACACTCCCGACTTCTTGCTTCCTAACGGAATCTTCGTGGAGACTAAGGGTCTCTGGGAAGCCGAGGACCGCAAGAAGCACCTACTGATTCGTGAGCAATACCCGGAGTTAGACATCCGGTTAGTGTTCTCATCGAGTCGCACTAAGATTTACAAAGGGTCGCCCACCAGTTACGCTGAGTGGTGTGAGAAGCATAACATCTTGTTTGCCGACAAATTGATTCCCGTAGACTGGCTGAAGGAGCCGAAGCGTGATGTACCGTTCGGCAAGTTCAAGCAGAAGAAAGGAGCAAAGTAATGATTCACCCCAAACTTGAGATAGTGCCTACCGATTCCTGCATCGAATGGACAGGAGCGCACCACAAGAATGGATACGGAGTCATCTCCCTTAACCGCAAGGTTGCCCACGAACTGGGCGTGTCGCGTGTACAGTTCGTCCACCGAGCGTCATACATACAGCACAAGGGACCCATTCCTAGTGGGCTTGTAGTCCGCCATACGTGCGACAATAAGCGCTGCTATAACCCTGAGCATTTGCTGCTTGGGACACAGAAAGATAATGCAGACGACGCTGTGGAGCGCGGCCTGTCTAAACGAAAACTAACCGATGCAGATGTGGAGGTAATACGCTCATCCAGTAAATCTAACAGGAAGTTAGGTAAATACTATGGAGTCAGTGCAACAACTATCTATCACATTAAGCACGGCACTAAATGGAGACACGTAAATGCCTAAGGTACAATTCACTAAACGAAAGGAGACCTCTCAGATTTTCGTACACTGCTCCGCAACCAAGCCGTCTATGGACATTGGTGTCCGGGAGATTGCTCAGTGGCACAAGGAGCAGGGATGGTTAGCAATTGGATACCACTTTGTGATTCGTCGTGATGGCACCGTCGAGGCGGGCCGTGACCAAGATGCTGTGGGTTCTCACGTCAAGGGATACAACTCGACTTCTGTCGGTGTGTGTCTGGTGGGCGGTATCGACGCGAAGGGTAACCCCGAGGCAAACTTCACGCCAGCCCAGATGCAGTCTCTGCGTTCACTGCTGGTAGAACTGAAGGTGCAATACTCCGGGGCTGTGCTAATGGCACATCACGATGTGGCACCTAAAGCCTGTCCAAGCTTCGACCTGAAGCGCTGGTGGGAAAAGAACGAGCTGGTCACTTCTGACCGTGGGTAAACATTAGGTAGCACTACAGGGAGACAATCGCGTTTCCCTGTTGTCTCACATCCTGTACAAATTATGGTCAGGCTTCAGGTGCCACTGGCGTAGCGCTGCGCTTCATTCGGGTTCGATTCCCGGACTGACCACACCAACGGAGATTACTTTATGAACAAGTTAAAAGAACACTTTGCTGACTCATGGCCAGTATACGTGTACGCATCGGCATTCGTCATCGGTGCACTTCGAGTGTTGTTACCATGAGAAAATCGTATAAGCAGTATCACAAAGGCCCCAGAGGACATATCCGAGTGTGGGAAGCAGCTAATGGGCCTATCCCTGACGGGTATTACATAGACCACATTGACGGCAATCCACTCAACGATGACCTGAGCAACTTACGCTTGGCGCTTCCGAAAGAGAACTCATGGAACATGAAGACTCCGAAGAGTAACAAGACAGGGCTGAAAGGTTTATCGTGGAAGGCTAGTCATGAGTCGTGGCGAGGTTCAATCCTCAAGGAAGGCAAGCAGTATTCCAAAACCTCCAAGGACTTATTGGAAGTTGTCGCTTGGATTTACCGGATAAGGAGAGAGTTACATGGACAATTCGCTAGATTCAGATAGCGTTTTCCTTTATCACATACCTTGTGAGCATTGTGGCTCGTCAGACGGGAACTCCCTGTTCTCAGACGGACACCAATACTGCTACGTGTGCGAGAAATGGGTACCGAGCGATGACCAAAAGCGCTCGGAGATTGCCAACAGAAGACCCAAAGGAGGGAATTACGGGATGAATACACAAGGTGCAGGTTTATTGGTATTCGGTGAGAGTGATGGTCGGTACACTGACCTGACAGCTCGCGGTATCTCGAAGGCAACGTGCCAGAAGGCCGGGTACTGGGTTGCCAAGGTCCGTGGTACAGCCTACCAAGTGGCTGACTATCGGGACCAGAATGGCTCCATCGTCTCTCAGAAGTTGCGGGACAAGGAGAAGAACTTCTCTACCCGAGGGTCTCACAAAGGGGACGCACTGTTCGGTAAGCACCTGTGGAATGGCGGCAAGAAGATTGTTGTCACCGAGGGTGAAATCGATATGTTAACCGTGATGCAACTACAGGATTGTAAGTGGCCTGTGGTGTCATTAGGTCACGGTGCGTCAGCCGCTAAGAAAACCTGTAGTGCAAACTATGAGTACTTCGATAGCTTCGACCAGATTATCCTAATGTTCGACATGGATGACCCCGGTCGTGCAGCCATTGAGGAAGCCGCTCAGGTTCTGCCTCCCGGTAAGGTCCATGTGGCCGTGCTGACCGAGAAGGATGCCAACGAGTGTTTACTCAAAGGTAAAGGTAAGGAGGTCCTCGACCAGATATGGAATGCAGCCCCTTGGGTACCTGATGGTGTCATCGGCGCTATGTCCATGAAGGACCGAGTACGTGAAGCCATGACTAGTGAACAGAGCGTAGGCTACTTGTTCTCAGGCTGTCCGGGCCTTAACGACAGAACGTTAGGAGCACGCGGCGGCGAGGTCATAATGGTCACCTCAGGCTCAGGCATGGGTAAGTCAACGTTCGTGCGACAACAGGCTCTCGGGTTCGCCAGAGGGCAGGGACTGAGGGTTGGCATGGCGATGCTTGAGGAGTCCGTAGAGGAGACCATGGAGGATGTCCTAGGGATTGCTAACGGCATCCGCTTACGGCAGCAGCCTCGGGAGTTCAAGCGGAAACTGATAGAGGACGGGACGTATGACAAATGGTTCGATGAGCTGTATGGCACCGACCAGTTTCATCTATACGACTCCTTTGCGGAAGCTGAGGTGGACCGCCTGCTGGCTAAGCTGCACTACATGCGCACAGGGTTGAACTGTGACGTAATCATTCTGGACCACATCTCAATCGTAGTGTCAGCCTCGGAGGAATCCGATGAGCGCAAGATGATTGACCGTCTCATGACAAAGCTGAAAGGGTTCGCTAAGTCAACCGGAGTGGTACTTATTGTTATTTGCCACCTGAAGAACCCTGAGAAAGGTAAAGCTCATGAAGAAGGACGCGCTGTTTCCATTACTGACCTGCGTGGGTCTGGGTCTCTGCGCCAACTCTCTGATACTATCATTGCCCTTGAGCGTAATCAGCAAGGTGACATGCCTAATCTTGTCCTCCTTCGTATTCTCAAGTGTCGCTTTAATGGTATTGGCGTTGGCATTGCGGGGTACATGGAGTACAACGAAAAGACCGGACTCCTTGAACCGTCTAGCTACACTGGCGGAGAAGGAGAGGGAGATACTGGCTGGGAAGGCCACGAAGAAGACGACTACTGAACATGACGAGTGGTGCTCCTGTGAGCACTGCTGTCCAACACTCGAAGCATTCCGCATGAGAATGTATAGAGACTTCAATCGTAAATAGGAGAATCAAAATGTTTAAACTCATCGAAACTTTAGGCCGTCTGGTCATCGCTCTGTACATCCGTGAAGCCAAGGCACTGGACAAAGCGTCCAAGGTGGAAGCGAAAGCAGCCGCCAAGCTGGCTAAAGCAGCCGACAAGGCACGTCAGGCATCTCTGGATGCAACCGCAGAGGCGGCTAAAGTCGCCGCTAAAGCTCAGAAACTTAAGGAGTTCTTCTAATGACTACCAAAGCTAAATTCCCCGGCAATACCATTCAGCTGTCCGACACTGTATACCAGTGGGGCCGTAAGGTTCACATCAACGTTCGCAATGATAAGGTTACTCTGGTCTACCGCTGGAAGGCCAAGAGCGATAACCGTGCGCACACTCAGCGTGTGACCCTCGACGATACTCAAGCAGCTCGCCTGCTGGCATCTGTGGCTGTAGCAGCAGCTGTAACTGTCGGTGAGGACAAAGTGCGTGACGCCATTCTGAGTAAAGAGGTTGGAGAAACCTCCATGCGACTGGCCGCAGCGTCAGGGCTTAAGTGATAAACTCAAGGTCATTACTATATGTAGTGGCCTTTATGATTATCACACACAACATATTGAGGGGGGGGGGGGGCAGTATGCATAAACTTACGAAAGTACAGACAGTCCAGTCCTTACTGTCTCGTACAATTCCGGATGGAGGATGCCTTGAGTGGACTGGAAGTCTCAGAAGCGGTTACGGGAGGGTAACACAAAGTAGCATCGCTGCGTTCTTCGGCATAACACAAGGTCATATCTCACGGATTTGTAGCGGTGAGTATCGAGGTGCAAAGTGCTAGTTACAGACATCGAGGCGAACAACCTCTTAGAGAAAGTCACTCAGTTCCACTGCGGTGTCATTTATGACTACAGCACGGACGAGTACGTATCGTATCGACCTTGGGACTTCTCAGCGTATCTCGATGCGTTGGAAGCTGAGGTGGCTCGTGGTGGTCTCATCGTATTCCACAACGGTCACAAGTACGATGCCCCAGTGTTGACCAAGCTGGCCAAGCTACAGTTAAACCGAGAGTTCCACCTGCCGCGTGAGAACGTAGTGGACACGTTGGTACTTAGCCGTTTGCTTTTTGCGAACATTAAGGACACAGACATGGCCTTGCTGCGTTCCGGTAAGTTACCCGGTAAGCGCTTCGGGTCTCACGCTCTGGAGGCGTGGGGTTACCGCTTAGGCGAGATGAAGGGTGAGTACAAGGATGACTTCAAGAAGCTCCTTGAGGAACAGGGAGAGGACTATGTGGATGGTGCTGAGTGGATTAGCTTCAACGAGCCGATGATGGCCTATAACGTTCAGGACGTTGTGGTAACCAAGGCTCTACTTGAGAATCTGCTGAGCGACAAGCATTACTTCCCAGCTGGTATAGACTTCACGGATGTAGGCGAGACAACCTTCTGGTCAGAATCCTGTGAGGCCGTCTGGCTGGAACACCGAGCCGCTTGGTTACTCGCTAAGCAGGAGCGAAACGGTTTCCCGTTCAACACCAAGGCCATTGAGGAACTCTACGTTGAACTAGCTGGTCGTCGTTCTGAACTACTTCAGACACTTACCGACACTTTCGGGACTTGGTACCAACCTAAGGGCGGCACTGAGTTATTCCTGCACCCCCGCACCGGGAAGCCTCTGGGTAAATACCCACGGGTCAAGTACCCGAAGCAGGGTGCCATCTACAAGAAACCCAAGAACAAAGCTCAGCGTGAGGGTCGTGAACCTTGCGAGCTGGACACTCGGGATTACGTAGAGGGTGCTCCGTACACACCAGTAGAGCACGTTGTGTTTAACCCAAGTAGCCGAGACCACATTGCACTCAAGCTGAAGGAAGCCGGATGGGTACCTACAGAGTTCACCGACAAGGGTGCACCTAAGGTAGACGACGAGGTCCTTGAGCACGTTCGTGTGGAAGACCCCGAGAAGCAGCGCTGCATCGACCTCATCAAAGAGTACCTGATGATACAGAAGCGTATCGGTCAGGCGGCTGAGGGTGACAAAGCGTGGCTACGTTACGTTCAAGAGGATGGTAAAATTCATGGGTCCGTTAATCCCAATGGGGCCGTTACTGGCCGAGCAACGCACAGTTTTCCTAACCTCGGACAAGTTCCCGGAGTCCGCTCTCCTTATGGTGAACCTTGCCGAGCCGCATTCGGAGCTGAACACCACCTTGATGGTATTACTGGAAAACCTTGGGTTCAAGCAGGTATCGACGCCTCCGGTCTGGAGCTGCGATGTCTCGCCCACTTTATGTCCAAGTACGATAATGGAGATTACGCGGACGTTATCCTTAATGGTGACATTCACACAGTTAATCAACAGGCCGCTGAGCTTCCGACTCGTGACAACGCAAAGACCTTTATCTACGCATTCCTTTACGGAGCAGGCGATGAGAAGATTGGACAAATCGTTGGAGCAGGCAAGGAACGCGGAAAGGAACTCAAGAAGAAATTCCTTGAGAACACCCCAGCAATCGCAGCGTTGCGTGAAGGAATCCAGCAGACCCTCGTTGAGTCATCCCGATGGGTTGCTGGAGAGCAGAAGGTCAAATGGAAACGACGCTGGATTAAGGGACTGGATGGAAGAAAGGTACACGTTCGGTCACCACATGCCGCGCTCAACACGTTGCTTCAGTCAGCGGGTGCGCTCATTTGTAAGCTGTGGATTATCGAGACTGAAGAGTTGCTTCTCAAGGCAGGGTTGAAGCATGGCTGGGACGGCGACTTCGCCTACATGGCGTGGGTTCACGATGAAATACAAGTGGCCTGTCGGACCCCAGAGATTGCACAGCAGGTGATTGACATAGCGCAGCAAGCTATGCGTAACGTGGGCGACCACTTTAAGTTCCGTTGCCGTCTGGATACAGAAGGTAAGATGGGCCCTAACTGGGCCGTATGTCACTAATAATACAGGAGATTTATCATGGCTATTACCAAGCGTTGTATCGTAAGCTTCGACATGAAGTTTGTGGCTTCTAGTAAAGATGTGGAAGGTTACACCAAGCGTATGCTGGACGTGTCCCGTAAGGTTGCTAACGGGGATAAGGTGTCAGGCATAGAGCTGGAACTAGCACGTGTTGCCGTTACTGAAGGTATCGAAGCGTCCATTGAGCTATCCATAAAGTCAGCCATTGTTGGCCGACTGAAGGATGAGCTGCGAGAGCCTCAGGTGTCGTGTGGTAACTTCCGGGTGGGGTTCAAGCGATGAGTGAGTATCTCAAAGTTCTGGCGGCCCTCAAGGGCTGCCCCAAGTCCTTCCAGTCGAACTACGTGCGGAACAACGCTGCGTTAGTCGCTGAGGCTGCGAGCCGTGGTCACATTTCGTGCCTGACCATGAGTGGTCGTAATGGTGGCGCTTGGGAAATTACCAGTGCCGGAGTGAAATTCCTTAAGACCCATGGAGGTTGCTTATGAGTAAGTTAACAGATAACGTTAAAGGTTACGTGAAGGAGCTAGGTGAGCGTGAGACCGAGCATCGTAAGTATTCATCGTTTTACCTTACGATTTCCTTGAAGGTTACCGAGAGTGACGCTGAGAACGAAGAAGAACTTCTCCCGTACGTTGGTAAAGAGATTGTCGCTAATGGAATGTGGGATGACACTTGTGGTGATGAGATTTATGACTGGAAAGTATTCTCTGTGGAGACCTCTGAGGAAGATACAGAGGCTCGTTCAGAGTTCCGTGAGTTACTCTCTCATCTCAACGCTGAGGACAACAGTATGGCCCTAGACTTCCTTGAGAAGCACCTTAAGCCCAAACTGGTGGAGAATCGGGTGGAGGTTCACCATGAGTAAGCGGATGGTGTTCGTACACCCGTTGGAACCTAAATCACACTGGGAAACTGCTGGCGGCATCGTCTGGTTTTATAAGGATGGTTACATGCTGCGGCAGTCCCATGTCACCCACAAGGACCTTCACGACCCGAAGATGGGTTTTAAATTCAAGGAGTTAACGAATGAGTAAGCACACATTGTTATCCTTCAGTGACTACCGGGCAACCCAGAAGATTGCCAAAGGTGTCCTTGTGATGGATGGTGACTGGTTGGTATTCCAAGCCATGAGTGCCGCTGAGTTCGATGCCTCGTGGGAGGAGGAGATTTGGCACCGTTGCTGTGACCACGCTAAGGCCCGAGAGATTCTGGAGAACTCCATCGAGTCCTACAAGGGCCGCAAGAAGGCATGGAAAAACGCCGATGTAGTCCTAGCGTTCACCGACCGTGTCAACTGGCGTAAGCTGCTGGTGGACCCAACGTACAAAGAGAACCGAGCTGTCACTAAGAAGCCTGTAGGTTACTTCGAGTTCCTTGAGTACGTCTTTGGGACCTACACGTGCGTCCTTGAGCCTCAGCTCGAAGGTGATGACGTGATGGGTATCATCGGGTCTAACCCTCTCGTGTACAATTACGAGAAGGCCGTACTGGTCTCCTGTGACAAGGACTTTAAGACCATCCCGGATTGTGACTTCCTGTGGTGTACGACTGGTAACATCCTCGTGCAGACTCAGGAGACAGCCGACTACTGGCATCTCTTCCAGACTATCAAGGGTGACATCACCGATGGTTACGGTGGGATTCCCGGATGGGGCGATACCGCTGAGGACTTCCTCAAGGAACCGTTCATTGTGGAGCCTGTAACGTCCGTCCTGAAGTCCGGTAAGAACAAGGGCCAAGAGGTAACCAAGTGGGTGAAACGCGCTCCTGAGCCGGGAGAGACGCTCTGGGACTGCATTAAGTCCATTGGGGCCAAAGCAGGGATGGCCGAAGCGGAAGTAATCAAGCAGGGCCAGATGGCTCGCATCCTCCGTTCTGATGAGTACAACATCGAGACTGGGGAGATTACTCTATGGCAACCGGGCAGCTGATTCTTATCGTCCTGACCATGGGCTTAATCGCTCGTGGTCTCTGGATGTTGGCCTTGATTATCAAGCAGATAGTCGAGCATAAAGCAGAGTGATAAACTCATGGGCACTAATTAGGTAGCACTATAGGGAAGTGCCCATTATGATTATTACTTAAAGATTACTTAAAGAGGAGACTCAAATGTTAAAACCTATAGAGCACATCCTTAACAATCCTAATGACCTTCCTGACGTACCGCGAGCTGTCAAGGAGTACCTACAGTCTCGCTACAATGCTGACTTCCTGTATCAGTCAGAGGTCCGTAAGCTGCGTGAGGCTGGTCACAGCGAGGAGTTCATCTCCGGGGTACTGTACGGCCACTACATGGCTTCGCGTGTCCTTGATGAGATGGAGGGCCGCCAGCGTGCACTCAAAGAAGGAGATTGATTATGTGTTTCTCACCTAAGATGAAAGCACCTAAGGTTGACACAACGACTGTCCCTGAGCCAGCTCCGCTAACCGAGGAACCTAAGGGTGTCCAGTACGGTGGAGACGAGGACTTAAACAGCACCACTCCTGAGGTTTCGGGGCGTAAGTCACTCAAGGTGGCCAAGACGACCGAACCTACAGGGTCCGTCAGTAAAATCCGTAAGTCAGCTTTAGGAGGCTAACATGGGACTGTTCAAGAAAATCAAGAAGGCTATCTCCAAGGTAGTCAAGGCACCGCTCAAGGCAGTGGGTCTGGCAGCAGATGCACCTAATGTGCAGACAGCCGCTGAGACACCTGTGGCCGCACCTCAGGAAGCACCGAAAGAGGTCGTGGAGGACGTTGAATCTTCAGCAGACACTGAGTCTGGTAAGAAGAAAACTCGTGCGTCCGGCAAGAAGTCCCTCTCAGTTTCCCGCAGCTCAGGCGGTGGGATTAACTTATGATTGGTTACGGGGAGGGCTAACAAATGGCAGAAGTTAAACTCGAAGGCTTCGCAGAGGAGGGAGCCAAGGCGGTATATGACCGTCTGAAGAACGACCGACAGCCTTACGAGACACGAGCAGAGTCCTGTGCGCAGTACACGATTCCCTCGCTGTTCCCTAAGGATTCCGATAATGCATCGACTGATTACACGACTCCGTGGCAATCCGTAGGTGCTCGCGGCCTGAACAACCTAGCGTCCAAGCTGATGCTGGCCCTGTTCCCGATGCAATCATGGATGAAGTTGACCATTAGCGAGTACGAAGCGAAGAACCTTCTGGGTGACGCTGAGGGTCTCGCCAAGGTCGATGAGGGCCTCTCAATGGTAGAGCGCATCATCATGAACTACATCGAGTCCAACAGCTACCGAGTGACTCTCTTTGAGTGCTTGAAGCAGCTGTGTGTGGCTGGTAATGCGCTGCTGTACTTACCGGAGCCTGAGGGTTATACCCCGATGAAGCTCTATCGCCTGAACTCCTATGTGGTCCAGCGGGACGCTTTCGGTAACGTACTTCAGATTGTGACCCTTGATAAGATTGCGTTCAACGCTCTCCCTGAGGACGTCCGTGGTCAGGTGGAAGCAGCCCAAGGTGAACAGAAGGAAGACGCTGAGATTGACATCTACACTCACGTGTACCTGAACGAAGCCGGGGATGGCTACTCGAAGTATGAAGAGGTTGCCGAAGAGGTAGTTCCGGGTAGCGAAGCGGAGTATCCACTCGAAGAGTGTCCGTACATTCCGGTCCGCATGGTCCGCATCGACGGTGAGTCCTACGGTCGTTCCTACGTGGAAGAGTATCTGGGTGACCTTAAGTCCCTAGAGAACCTCCAAGAGTCAATCGTGAAGATGGCCATGATTACCGCCAAGGTTATCGGGCTGGTAGACCCAGCAGGTATCACTCAGGTCCGCCGACTCACAGCCGCACAGTCTGGTGCGTTCGTACCGGGCCGTAAGCAGGACATTGAGTTCCTCCAACTGGAGAAGTCCGGCGACTTTACCGTAGCGAAGAACGTAAGCGACACAATTGAGGCTCGCCTCTCGTATGCCTTTATGCTCAACAGTGCGGTACAACGTACAGGCGAGCGAGTCACAGCCGAAGAGATTCGGTACGTGGCGTCAGAGCTGGAAGATACCTTAGGTGGTGTCTATTCGATTCTCTCACAGGAACTCCAGCTGCCTCTGGTAAGAGTGCTCTTGAAGCAACTACAAGCCACGCAGCAAATCCCGGAGTTACCTAAAGAGGCCGTCGAGCCAACTATCAGCACTGGCCTTGAGGCTATCGGACGTGGTCAGGACCTTGACAAGCTGGAGCGGTGTATTGCCGCGTGGTCAGCCCTTAAGGCCCTCGAAGGTGATGACGACCTCAATTTGGCTAACCTCAAGTTACGCATCGCTAACGCTATCGGACTCGACACGGCTGGCATGTTGCTCACTCAGGAAGAGAAGAACGCCCTTATGGCGCAGCAGGGCGCTCAGATTGCTACACAGCAAGGGGCCGCAGCGCTGGGTCAAGGGATGGCCGCACAGGCTACAGCGAGTCCTGAAGCAATGGCGCAGGCAGCTGATTCCGTAGGTATGCAACCGGGTATGTAATTAGGTAGCACTATAGGGAGACCGAACGTAAGACCACTCAAGCCGACCTTACGGTAGCCGTTGAGTGAACACTGCTAGTAAGTCTCCTATTAGTCTTAACTTTAAGGAGATTGAAATGGCTGGCGAATCTAACGCAGACGTATATGCATCCTTCGGTGTTAACAGTGCTGTAATGACTGGTAGCACACCTGAGGAGCACCAAGAAAACATGTTGGCTCTTGATGTTGCTGCCCGTGATGGCGATGATGCAATCGAGCTGAACACCAACAGTGATGACCCGTATGGCTCCGATGTGGACCCGTTCGGTGAACCTGAAGAGGGCCGTATGCAGGTCCGTATCTCCGCTGACGGTGATGACCCTGAAGAGTCTACCGAAGGTGAACCTGAAGAGTTCAAGCCTATTGGCGAAACTCCGGCTGACATCAATGAAGCCTCTCAGCAGCTGGAAGAACACGAAGCTGGCTTCAACGACATGGTTGCTACTGCAATCGAACGCGGTCTCTCACAGGATGCTGTGACCCGTATTCAGCAGGAGTACCAAAATGAAGACAGTTTGTCCGATGAGTCCTACAAAGAGTTGGCTGAGGCTGGCTACAGTAAGGCGTTCGTCGATGCGTACATCCGTGGTCAGGAAGCTCTGGTCAACCAGTACGTAGACAAAGTGATGGACTTCGTGGGAGGCCGCGAGCGCTTCCAGCAGGTCTACGGTCACATGCAGACAAATAACCCTGAGGGTGCCGAGGCGCTCATCAAGGCCTTTGAGTCTCGTGACGTAGCCACCATGAAGACGATTCTGAACCTAGCGGGACAGTCTCGTGATAAAACATTTGGTAAGAAAGCTGAGCGCACTATTACCAAGCGTGCAACACCAGCGAAACCTGTGGCCCGTAAGGCTGAAGGCTTCGAGTCTCAGGCTGAGATGATTAAAGCTATGTCAGACCCACGTTACCGCACCGACTCCAAGTACCGTCGTGAAGTGGAACAGAAGGTTATCGACTCTAAGTTTTAATTAGGTAGCACTATAGGGAGACCCCAGCGCAACTGTAAGGCTGGGACTTCTCCCTTCGAGTTACACAATGAGTATCACCTCGTTTCAAGTAGTAACTGACGCGACCTTAGGGCAAGACCTTATGATAGGCGCGGAGAATTACCCCCAAAGAGCTTGGCAACGATAGGCCCGTTTGGTCAGCGTAATGACTAATTCTATTCGTAAACAACATAAGGAGATTCAACATGGCTAACATGCAAGGTGGACAGCAGCTCGGTACTAACCAAGGTAAAGGTCAATCCGCAGCAGACAAGCTGGCGCTATTCCTGAAAGTATTCGGCGGTGAAGTCCTGACCGCATTCGCTCGTACCTCTGTGACCTCTAACCGCCACATGCAGCGTCAAATCAGCTCCGGTAAGTCCGCACAGTTCCCTGTGATTGGTCGCACCAAGGCTGCTTACCTACAACCGGGCGAGTCTCTGGATGACAAACGTAAAGACATCAAGCACACCGAGAAGACCATTAACATTGATGGCCTGCTGACTGCGGACGTGCTGATTTACGACATCGAAGACGCGATGAACCACTATGACGTGCGCTCCGAGTACACCTCTCAGATTGGTGAATCTCTGGCGATGGCAGCTGATGGTGCGGTACTGGCTGAGCTGGCTGGTCTGGTTAACCTCGCTGATTCCGTCAACGAGAACATCGCTGGTCTGGGCAAACCGTCCCTGCTGGAAGTTGGCGCTAAGGCTGACCTGACCGACCCGGTCAAGCTGGGCCAAGCGGTTATTGCGCAGCTGACCATTGCTCGTGCGGCTCTGACCAAGAACTACGTCCCGGCTAACGACCGTACGTTCTACACCATCCCGGACGTGTACTCTGCGATTCTGGCGGCTCTGATGCCTAACGCTGCGAACTATGCGGCTCTGATTGACCCTGAGCGTGGTTCTATCCGTAACGTGATGGGCTTCGAAGTCGTAGAGGTTCCACACCTGACCGCTGGTGGTGCTGGTGATGACCGCCCGGACGAAGGTGCAGAAGCTACCAACCAGAAGCACGCCTTCCCGGCAACTGGTGGTAAAGTCAACAAAGAGAACGTTGTGGGCCTGTTCCAGCACCGTTCCGCTGTCGGTACCGTTAAGCTGAAAGACCTTGCTCTGGAACGTGCTCGCCGCGCTGAGTATCAGGCTGACCAGATTATCGCTAAGTACGCGATGGGTCACGGTGGTCTGCGCCCAGAATCTGCGGGTGCGCTGGTTTTCAAAGCGTAGACTTAAGAGCAGCAGCCTTTAGTGCAACCGTTGAGAGTGAACCGGAAGAAGTAGCTCTCACGCCTCAGCAGAAGGCCGCAATCACACGTGCACGTAACAAGGCACTTAAGTCGATGGAACAATAAGCCAAACCCCTTGGGGACCACTCACGGTCTCTGAGGGGTTTTTTCGTTAGGAGCTTATAATATGAACATGCAAGATGCTTACTTTGGGTCTGCCGCTGAGCTGGATGCAGTCAACGAGATGCTCGCAGCCATCGGTGAATCCCCTGTGACCACCCTTGACGAAGATGGTAGCGCAGACGTAGCGAACGCTCGTCGTATCCTCAACAGGATTAACCGCCAGATTCAGTCTAAGGGTTGGGCCTTCAATATCAATCAGTCAGCCACGTTGACACCTGATGCTAACACCGGGCTTATCCCATTCCGCCCTGCCTACCTGTCCATCCTTGGTGGTCAGTACGTTAACCGTGGTGGGTGGGTGTACGATAAGTCCACAGGGACAGACACCTTCTCTGGGCCAATCACTGTGACCCTGATTACCCTTCAGGATTACGACGAGATGCCTGAGTGTTTCCGCCAGTGGATTGTCACCAAGGCCAGCCGCCAGTTCAACTCTCGGTTCTTCGGAGCGGAGGACGTAGAGAACTCTCTGGCACAGGAAGAGATGGAAGCACGTATGGCGTGCAACGAGTACGAGATGGACTTCGGGCAATACAATATGATTGATGGCGATAGCTTTGTTGGTGGAATCATCGGACGTTAATCATCAACCGCATAAGGAGGACAAAATGGCACTGGTAAGTCAGTCGATAAAAAATCTTAAGGGAGGCATTAGCCAGCAGCCTGAAATCCTACGGTATCCAGAGCAGGGTTCGCTTCAGGTCAACGGTTGGTCCTCCGAGACTGAGGGTCTCCAGAAACGGCCACCCATGGTGTTCATCAAGTCCCTTGGCCATCGGGGCTACTTGGGGGAAGACCCCTACATCCACCTCATCAACCGTGACGAATACGAGCAGTATTACGCTGTGTTCACAGGGAATGACGTTAGGGTATTCGACCTGTCCGGCTATGAGTATCAGGTCCGAGGCGACCGCTCTTATGTGACCGTCAACAATCCTAAGGATAACTTGCGGATGGTCACCGTGGCCGACTACACGTTCATCGTGAACCGTACCAGACAGGTCCGTGAGAGTCAGAACCTCACCAATGGTGGGACCTTCAGGGATAACGTGGACGCCCTCATTAACGTTCGCGGTGGGCAGTACGGTCGTAAGCTCGAAGTGAACATTAACGGCGTGTGGGTTAGCCACCAGCTCCCTCCGGGCGATAACGCTAAGGAAGACCCGCCTAAGGTGGACGCACAGGCTATCGCTGAGGCCATAGCGACTCTTCTCAGAACGGCACACCCTACGTGGACGTTCAACGTTGGGACGGGGTTCATCCACTGCGTCGCTCCGGCGGATACCACCATTGACATCTTGGAGACAAAGGATGGCTACGCGGACCAGTTGATTAACCCAGTGACCCATTACGTCCAGAGCTTCTCTAAGTTACCTCTGAACGCGCCAGATGGGTACATGGTGAAGATTGTCGGAGATACATCAAAGACCGCCGACCAGTATTACGTTAAGTACGACAAGAGTCAGAAGGTCTGGAAGGAGACTGTTGGATGGAACATCTCGATAGGGCTGGATTACACCACTATGCCTTGGACACTGGTTCGCGCAGCTGACGGTAACTTCGACCTCGGGTATCACGATTGGAAGGACCGACGTGCTGGCGACGAGGATACCAACCCTCAGCCATCCTTTGTGAACTCGACGATAACTGACGTGTTCTTCTTCAGGAACCGCTTAGGGTTCATCTCTGGGGAGAACATTGTGATGTCCCGTACCAGTAAATACTTCGAGTTCTACCCACCGTCAGTGGCCAACTACACGGACGATGACCCGCTGGATGTTGCCGTAAGTCATAACCGAGTGTCTGTCCTGAAGTACGCTGTGAGCTTCGCTGAGGAGCTTCTGCTGTGGTCTGATGAGGCACAGTTCGTCCTGTCGGCCAACGGGGTGTTATCCGCTAAGACCGCACAGCTGGACCTGACCACCCAGTTCGACGTGTCAGACCGTGCTCGTCCTTATGGTATCGGCAGGAATATCTACTATGCGTCCCCTCGCAGCTCCTTTACGTCCATCATGCGCTACTACGCGGTACAGGATGTAAGCTCTGTGAAGAACGCAGAGGACATGACAGCCCACGTCCCGAACTACATCCCGAACGGTGTGTACAGCATCAACGGGTCCGGTACTGAGAACTTCGCGTGTGTACTGACCAAGGGCGCTCCCAGCAAGGTGTTCATCTACAAGTTCCTCTACATGGATGAGAACATCCGGCAGCAGTCATGGTCGCACTGGGACTTCGGGGACGGTGTTGAGGTTATGGCCGCAAACTGTATCAACTCGACGATGTACATGCTGATGCGGAATACCTACAACGTGTGGATAGCTGCTGTGGACTTTAAGAAGAACTCTACGGACTTTCCGTTCGAGCCTTACCGATTCCACGTGGACGCCAAGCGGTCATACCACATCTCAGAGACAGCGTACGACATCGAGACTAACCAGACGGTAGTGAACGTCAAGGACATCTACGGTGCGTCGTTCTCTAAGGGTACCGTGGCAATCTGCGAGAGTGACGGTAAAATCACCGAGTACGAGCCTACGGGTTCCTCTTGGGATTCAACCCCGGACATCCGCATTAGCGGTGACATCTCAGGTAATGATATCGTCATCGGGTTCCTGTACGACTTCCAGTACGTGTTCAGTCGGTTCCTCATTAAGCAGGAGCAGAACGACGGCACAACGTCGACTATGGACTCTGGTCGTCTACAGCTGCGTAGAGCTTGGGTGAACTATCAGGACACTGGTGCGTTCACTGTGAGCGTCGATAACGGCAACCGTGAGTTCAACTATCTGGTCAACGCTCGGGTAGGCTCTACTGGGCTCCGCCTGGGCCAGAAGGCCACAACTACTGGTCAATACCGCTTCCCTGTGACGGGTAACGCCTTGTACCAGAAGGTGTCCTTGAGTTCCTTCAATGCTTCCCCAGTGTCAATCATTGGGTGTGGCTGGGAGGGAAACTATACCAACCGCGCCAGCGGTATTTAAATGAACGTCTCCCTGTGGTGTTGCTAAATTAGGTAGCACTATAGGGAGACCACACTAAGAGGGGACTTAAAGCATGTACATAAGAAACACTGTAAGTAATGACTTCGAGTTATTCATCCCGGCCTACCATGACGTACTTGAGGCGCAGGCCATGGGTATAGAACCATCGTTCCCAGCGGTTACTGAGTGTGTCACGTTAGACCACGATGGTTTTCCTTTGGCTATAGGTGGAAACGTTGGAGACTGTTGTTGGCTTGTGACCAGTGATAAGGTTGAGAAGTTAAGCCTTAAAGCCAAGCTCAAGTTCCGTAAGCTGGTGATTGAGTATCGAGACCAAATGCTCGAACGATATGAGTCCTTATGGAATTTTGTTTATATTGAAAATGAGCCACACATTAGGTTCTTAAAGTCCATCGGTGCGGAGTTCCAAGAGGAATACACCTGCGATGGTAAGTTTCAACTATTCATCATTCGGAGGAAATCATGAAGTGCTGCTCCAAGATTTGTGGTAAACATGAATCGGAGCAACGTAGGGCGCTGGCTGTAGACCATTGCCATACAACTGGTTCCGTTCGTGGTCTATTGTGTGATAACTGCAACCGAGGCATCGGGTACTTTAGGGATAACCATGAGGTACTCAAGGCCGCTATAAAGTATCTAGGAGGATAACCATATGTGTTGGGTAGCCGCAATACCAATTGCAATGACGGCGGTGCAGGCCATCGGTCAGTCACGCAATGAAGCCAAGATGATTGGCCTTCAGAATGACCAGATGCGCCGACAGTCTGCCCAGATGATTAAAGAGTCAAACATTCAGAACGCTAACGCCAGCCTTGAGCAGAAGCAGAAGCTGGAAGAAGCTAGTGCGGACTTAACCGCTAAGAATCTCGATAAGGTTCAGGCCATGGGTACAATCCGTGCAGCAATCGGAGAGGGAAACCTTGAGGGAGCCAGTATGGACCGTATCAGTCGAATCGAGGAGGGCAAGTTCATTCGGGAGGCCAACGCGGTCACCGATAATTATCGTCGAGATTATGCGTCACTGTTCGCTCAGCAGCTCGGTAACTCAGAGTCGACTATTGACCAAGTTAAGTCCATGCAGAAAGCTGAGGCAAAAGGTAAATCCAAACTGGAACAGGTCCTTGACCCTCTGGCAATGATGGGTTCACAGGCAGCATCCGCATATGCTGACGGGAAATTCGACAGCAAGGACACCAAGGCCCCAATCAGTCAGGCCAAAGGTACTAAGGTAGGAGGTAAGTAATGGCTAGTAAATTAGAACAAGCGTTGGGCCAACTGCCGCAGGCCGGGTCTACCCGCATCCGTGGAGGCTCGGCGTCCATGCAGTATCGCCCAGTAACCATTCAACAGGAAGGTGTCCGGCAGTCCAACCTAGTACAGTCCTTGGCGAAGTTTGGGGCAGCGATGGGTGAAGCAGTAGATGCTTACGACAAGCGCCAGCGCGATAAGGCTGAGGAGCGGTCCGATGAGATTATCCGTAAGTTGACCCCAGAGCAACGTCGTGAGGCAATCAAGAATGGGACCCTGCTGTATCAAGATGACCCATACGCTATGGAGGCCCTACGGTTCAAGACTGGACGTAACGCTGCGTTCCTCATCGACGACGAAGTAGCACAGAAGGTTCAGAGCGGCGAGTTCCGCACTCGTGCTGAGATGGAAGAGTACCGTCACAAACGGTTGACCGAAGGTGCCAACGAGTTCGCCGAACAGTTCATGATTAATCCTGAGGACTCTGAGTTCCAGAGAGGGTTCAACGCGAACATCACCGAGCGTAACATCTCGCTGTACGGTAAGCACGATACGTTCCTGAGCGAGCAAGCCCAGAAGGGTGCCATACTGGCCTCGAAGGTTGAGCTGTCAGGAGTGCTAAAAGACCCATCCGTTCTGGCCCGCCCAGAGTCAGGTGAGTTCTTCCAGCGCTACATCGACAACGCACTTAAGACCGGGAGTATCCCTAGTGATGCTCAGGCACAACAGGTCATCATCGGGTCGCTTAACGACGTCATTCAGCGTCCGGGTGCGACCAACTTCTTGCAGAGCCTTGAGGGCCGTCAGGTAACCCTCAACGGGAAGACCACGACCTATAAGGAGCTGATGGGTGAGGAGCAATGGAACGCCCTGATGGTCAAGGCCCAGTCGACTCAGTTCGACAATGACGCTAAGTTGTCCGAAGGTTTCCGCCTTGGGATTACCAGCGCGTTGAATCAGGACGACACCAGCAAGGGCTGGGAGATGCTTCAGGGTGCCAAAGCGGAACTTGACCGCCTTCAGCCCGGTGAGCAGATGACCCCAGAGCGTGAGCGCTTGATTCAGGCTGAGGAGCAGATGCAGGCCCGTTTCCGTCAGGAGGCCCAAGCAGCAGCCAAAGAGATGGACAAGCGTCAGAAGACCATCAACAAGAATCAGGTCATCGACCAGCAGTTCACCAAGCGTATCAGTGGTCAGTACGTGTCCACCAGCTACAAGGACATGCCGACCAACGAGAACACCGGAGAGTTCACGCACAGTGACATGGTGAACTACGCTAACGGTAAGCTGGCTGAGATTGACCAGATGCAGCTCACGGAGCAACAGAAGGACCGCATGAAGTTGAGCTACCTACGGGCAGACTCAGCGGGTGGAGCCTTCCGTACCGTTGTGGGCCAGATGGTGACCGACGCTGGGTCTGAATGGTCTGCCGCTGTGATTAACGGTAAGTTACCAGAGGATACCACGGCGTTGAACAAACTGCGCACCATGCGTAACACCGACCCGGACCTCTTTGCTACACTGTACCCGGACAAGGCTGACTTGTTCCTAACGATGGACATGATGGACAAGCAGGGCATTGACCCGCAGATTCTCATCGACGCTGACCGTTCTCGCCGCAGCCTAACCAAAGAGATGCAGTACGAGGATGACAAAGCGTGGGCGGCACTGAAGAACAACTCCCAGTCCCCAGAACTGTCCCGCATTCCGGCTAGTCTGGATGGCATGGCCCGTAAGATTTACGACAGCGTCAAGTACCGTACAGGCAACAGCGACATGGCGATGCAGCAGACCGACAAGTTCCTCAAGGAATCCACTGTGACCTTCAAAGGTGATGACGTGGATGGTGATACCATTGGTATTATCCCGAAGAACATCCTACAGGTCAGTGATGACCCTAAGAGCTGGGAGCAGGGCCGAGACATCCTCGAAGAAGCCCGCAAGGGAATCATCGCGGCTAACCCTTGGGTGACCAACAAGCAGCTGACGATGTATCAGCAGGGTGACTCTATCTACATGATGGACACCACTGGCACTGTACGCATCCGCTACGACAAGGAGCTACTGACTCGCACCTATCAGGAACAGCAGCAGCGACTGGCCAAGGAAGCCGAAGAGAAGGCACTTAAGGAAGCAACCAAGCGTGCACCTATCTCAGCAGCCACTCAGGCCCGTAAGGCCGCTGGTGAGCGTGTCCGTGCGAAACGTAAAGCCACTCCGAAGTTCATCTATGGAGGTGGTGACCAATAACCATTAAGGAGACAACATGAAGGACTTACTGACTAGACTGAGAGACTCCTCGACGTTAACGGAGGGTGGGTGCTGGCTACCTAACTCTGGGGCCAAGGGATATCGCTACATTAAGGTCGGCGGTAAGTCCTTGAGAGCGCACCGTGTAGTCGCTGGTGCCAAACCGGGAGAGGTGGTACTACACTCCTGTGACAACCCTTGGTGCTGCAATCCAGAGCACTTAACGACAGGGTCTCAGCGTGAAAATATGTTGGACATGAACACTAAGGGTCGGCACCCTTGCCGGAAGCTCACCGATGATGACGTGAAGTATATCCTAGAGAGTCCGGCGAGTGGTTACTCTTTGGCGAAAGAGCTTGGAGTTGACAAGAAGACAATCTACAAAATTCGTAAAGGAGAGACATATGTCAGGTTACAATAAAAGCACGCCCAGCGACTACGATGGCATCTTTCAGAAGGCGGCAGACTCTCATGGAGTTAGCTACGACCTCCTGCGTAAGTTATCGTTTAACGAATCATCCTTCAATCCTAAGGCCGTCTCTAAGACTGGCCCTAAGGGCATCATGCAGTTCACCCGCAACACGGCCCGCGCTATGGGCCTTAACGTGACCGATGGTGACGACGATGATCGTTACAACCCAGAGTTAGCCATTGATGCTGGCGCTAAGCTGCTTGCGAGCCTCGTTAAGAAGTACAATGGGGATGAGCTGAAAGCAGCCCTAGCGTACAACCAAGGGGAAGGCCCAGCGGGCGCACCTCAGCTTCAGGATTACGATAAGGGAGACTTCGGGTCTATCTCGGAGGAAGGCCGTAACTACATGCGCAAGCTGCTGGATGTGGCCAAGAGTCCGAACTCGGGCGCACTGGAGGCGTTCGGTGGCATCACCCCAAAGGGTAAAGGGATTCCCGCAGAGGATGCCTTCAAGGGTATCTCCAAGGCTGGCAAGGTAGGTACCGAACTGCCGGAGTCCCATGGGTTCGACGTTGAAGGTGTAGCGCAGGAAGCGCCCAACACGCCATACGCTAAGGACTTCTGGGAGAAGACCGGGACGACTCTCGACGAGTATAACTCTCGGTCAACCTTCTTCGGGTTCGGTGATGCTGCCGATGCTCAGCTTCAGAACTCCACATTAGGTGTGGCCTTCCGTGCTGCGCGAGCCGACGATGGGTACGATGTGTTCAAGGACACGATGACCCCGACTCGCTGGAACTCCTATGTTCCCTCCAAGGAAGACCTACAGAAGCTGCGCGACTCCGGGTTACCTCCGAGTTACTACGGTGTGGTGACTGGTGGTGACGGTGAGAACTGGGATGCACTCATCAAGCTGGCCAAGGATAACTTCGAGGCTGACCAACGGGCTGCTGAGGCTGGTACTGGTGCGAAACTCGCTGCTGGTATCGTTGGTGCTGGTGTAGACCCTCTCAGCTATGTTCCTCTGGTCGGTGTGGCCGGGAAGGGACTCAAGGTGGTCAATAAGGCCCTGCGAGTAGGCGCACAGGCTGGGGCACTCAGCGTTGCCTCCGAAGGCATCCGTACGTCAGTAGCTGGCGGTGAAGCTCACTACGCTGATGCAGCACTTGGCGGGTTACTGTTTGGTGCAGGTATGTCTGCCCTTAGTGACGCGGTGGCTGCTGGTATCCGTAAGGCACGTGGCGTCGAGTCCGTGAATGAGTTCGCTGGACCAGCACTCCGCATGGAAGCACGAGAGACTGCCATCAACACTGGTGGTCATGATACCTCGACACTACCTCCAGAGAACTTCTCGTTCGAGCAGGACCACAGAGGTGTTCCGTTTGCTGACCACCCGACCGAAGAGGGCGCAGTGGTTCTGGCTAATGGTTCCATCCTGAGTGACACCAACCCACTCAACCCAAGGACTCAACGAGACTTCGCAGAGATTGACCCAGAGCGTGCAGCTCCCGGTATCAAACTCGGTGGGTTCACTGAGATTGGCCTGAAGACCTTAGGGTCCAAGGATGCTGGTGTTCGTGCAATCGCTCAGGACCTCGTGCGCTCTCCAACAGGGATGCAATCAGGGTCTAGCGGTAAGTTCGGGGCTACAGCTTCGGACATCCATGAGCGGCTCCACGCGACTGACCAACGGATGTACAACCAACTGTATGACGCTGTTGACCGCGCCATGAAGGACCCAGAGTTCTCCGTGGGTGAGCAGAAGATGTCACGCAGAGCCATCCGTCAGGAAGTCTACAAGCGTGCTGCCTTGGCGATTGAGCGTCCAGAGTTACAGGCTGATTTGACCAAAGGTGAGCGTGAGGTGATGGACCTGCTTAAAGAGCACTTCGACACCAAGCGGGAACTGATGGAACAGCCGGGTATCTTCGGTAACGCTAATGCCGTGAGCATCTTCCCCGGTAGTCGACATAAGGGTACCTACGTTCCTAACGTATACGACAGAGGCGCTAAGGAGCTGATGATTCAGAAGCTGGGTGGACCTGAAGGACTCCAACAGGCAATCGCTCAGAGCTGGCTTACCAGTTACCGAGTGCGGCCTGAGGTCAAGGCACGTGTCGATGAGTACCTGATGGAACTCAACGGCTACAAGTCGGTTGGCCAAGTGACACCTGAGGTGGTCCAGAAGCACGCTATGGATAAGGCGTACGGTATTAGCCACACGGAAGACTTCACGGCATCCAGTGTCATTGACGACAACATCACAGGTCTGGTAGGTATCGAGAACAACTCGTTCCTTGAGGCCCGTAACATGTTCGACAGCGACCTCCCGGTTACCTTGCCGGATGGGTCAACCTTCAGCGTCAACGACCTGAGGGACTTCGACATGGCACGGATTATCCCAGCGTACGACCGTCGAGTTAATGGTGATATCTCCATCATGGGCGGTAGTGGTAAGACCACGCAGCAGCTCAAGGACGAAATCATGGCGTTAGACAAGCGGGCCGAACGCAAGGGACAACTGAAGGGTGAAGTGGAAGCACTGAAGGACACCGTTAAGATTCTCACTGGTCGTGCTCGCCGTAACAACGATACGGCCTTTGAGACCGCTATGCGAACCCTGAATGACCTAGCGTTCTTCGCTAAGAACTTCTACATGGGTCCGCAGAACCTCACAGAGATTGCTGGGATGTTGGCCAAGGGTAACGTCAAGGCGATGCTCCATGGTATCCCAACGTTGCGTGACCTCACCACCAGAACCTCTCCGGTGTCCGGTAGTGAACTCCGCGATATCCACGGGGCGCTGTTCGGTAAGGAACTCGACCAGTTAATCCGTCCGGGACGTGAGGACATCGTACAGCGAATCCGTGAGGCTTCCGATACCAGTGGAGCCATGGCGTCAGTCATTGGTACCATCAAGTTCGGTACTCAGGAGCTGTCGGCCCGTTCTCCTTGGACCAAGATGCTGAACGGTACGGCTAACTACATTCTGGACACTGCCCGTCAGGGTGTGCTCGGTGATGTGGCTGGTGCGGCCCTAGGAGGTAAGGGATCCAAGTTTGGCAAAGAGAACTTCCTCAAAGCTGCCTCTATCAGTACTGAGCAGTGGAAGGGAATCAAGCAACTCTTTGTCGACCACGCGACTCGTGACGCTAACGGCCAGTTCACCATCAAGGACAAGAAGGCTTTCAGTCAGGACCCGAGGGCGATGGACCTGTGGCGTCTTGCCGATAAGGTTGCCGACGAGACCATGCTGCGCCCTCACAAGGTATCCCAGCAGGACTCCAAGGCGTATGGTGCTGGTGTCAAGATGGCTATGCAGTTCAAGAACTTCACCATCAAGTCACTCAACGCTAAGTTCATTCGGTCCTTCTATGAGGGCTACAAGAACAACCGCGCTATCGACATGGCGTTGACCCACGTGTTGTCACTGGGTATCGCAGGGACCTACTTTGCGATGCAGGCCCACGTGAAGGCTTACGGTCTCCAAGAGTCTCAGCGTAAGGACTACCTGAAGAAAGCCCTGAACCCGACCATGCTAGGCTACGCAGCGTTGACTCGAAGTTCCCACACTGGTGCACCATTGTCCATAGCGTCAATGATTGCTGGTGCCGCTGGGTTCCAAGATGCCAACATGCTGCGCTCCACCATCTTACCTAAGGATGAGCAGTTCCAGAAGAAAGCCGGAGCGTCCAAAGGTCGGGCAGAGTCCAGTGACCTTGCTGGTAACTTAGGGTCTCAGGTCCCTGCTCTGGGATACATTGGGAACGTCATTGCGACCGCTAAGAATGCCTACGGTGTTGCTACAGCACCCAACAAGCCGACTGAGCGAGACTACATGACTGGCCTAATGAACTCCACTAAGGAGTTGGTGCCCAACGACCCACTCACCCAGCAACTCGTGATGAAAATCTATGAGGCCAATGGTGTGGCCATCAAACAGCAGTCGAAACCTAACTAATTAGGTAGCACTATAGGGAGACCCGAGCGGTTTCCCTTCACATTCAATTTAAGGAGGCCACAATGGACCAAGATACTAAAACAATCATCCAATACCCCACCAGTGGTGACGAATATGATATCCCCTTTGACTACCTGTCGCGTAAGTTTGTCCGTGTGTCTCTCGTATCGAATACCCAGCGCGTCTTACTGGATAACATCACAGATTACCGTTACGTCTCCAGAACGCGCGTCAAGCTGCTTGTAAGTACCGATGGGTATAGCCGTGTAGAGATTCGACGCTTCACCTCTGCGTCCGAGATGGTCGTGGACTTCAGCGATGGGTCCGTTCTCCGCGCGACCGACCTTAACGTGTCCGCTCTACAGTCTGCACACATCGCAGAGGAGGCTCGTGACTTATTCAGCACATCCCTGAGCATTGGCCAACTTAGCTACTTTGACGCTAAAGGCTTGCAGATAAAGAATGTAGCAGCAGGTGTTGACAATACCGATGCAGTAACCGTTCAGCAGCTCAACAAGATAATCGCTGACGTCGTGACCACCATCCCTGACAGTGTGGCAGATAACATCCGGGGCCTTTGGGCGCGAGTTTTAGGTGACATCGGAATCACGCTTGTTGACGGTAGCTTCGAGACTGGTGCAACCATTACTACCAGAACTCAAGCACTGTGGTCCATAAGTGGCCGTAAGTGCTATACATGGGCTGGTGCTCTGCCTAAGGTTGTCCCAGAGAACTCTACCCCAGAGTCTACAGGCGGTATTTCCGAAACGGCGTGGGTGGATAGTTCCTCCAAGGCCCTCGGTGTACTTTTGGCTGGACCATCTGGAGCTGAGCGCGTCGGTCTCAAGCAGGGCGGTACCGTTCAGGACGCCATTAATTGGTTGACGTTCGACTCCTTCGACATCGTAAAGGATGGTTCAAAAGATGTCACGGCAGATATTATGGCAGCCTGCGTTGTAGCCAACGACCTCGGGCTGGACATTAAGCAGAACGATGGGACATACCTAGTGTCTGGGAACCCTGTGTGGCCTGTGTACAACTCTCTTGACCTCAACGGTGTGACGCTGAAGTTGGCTGCCGGTTTCACTGGGTACTTCGCCCTGACCCAGAAAGACTCCACAACGGTTTACGGACCAACCAGTCCTATCGTTCAGGCCATCAATGCGGCTGGTGGGCGAACCGCTGGTTCAGGGGTTTTGGAAGGTCTGGTGAACTCTACCGAGCTGAATGGGAAGTTCCTGTTCATGGAGGGGGCCGATGTGCTTTACTACTCCCGAGGAACCGCGAAGTATTGGTGGACGAACACCTACCTGTCAAACCGTGGGAAACTGAGCGACAACCTTAAGTATGGTGTGTCGGCTATCACGAAGATAACTGCGGTTACCCCGCGAACGAAGATTGTCTACTACCGTCTACCAAATCTGGACTTTGGTAACGGCCCTGCAAACAACGGTGTGATTCGCGTACTGAACAACACCCGGTTCATTATGCAAGGCGGCTCAATCTCCAACCGTCCACTTAAGGATGTGTCAAAGAGTCCGGTCATAATCAGCCTCAACTACTGTGCAGCCTTCAAGGCGTACGACTTCTTCGACCCCTATCCGGCCTTTGCGGTGGATTCCAATAACTCACTCGTCTACTCCTACACCCTGAACTTCAACGACATCGCTGACGCTGTGTTTGAGAACTTCAACTCTCAGGGATATGGTTGGGGTGTGGTTGGCGGACAGCGCTCTACCAACATAACCTATCGTGACTGTAACCTTAACAGGGTGGATATGCACAACCCTTACATGGGGTACCTGAAGGTTCTGGACACCCGCTTGGGTACTTGGGGTATCAATGCTTCAGGCATGGGTGATATGTACTTGGAGCGCGTCACGGTCGATTTGGACGATTCGGCACATGGCGGCCACCGAGAGCACGAGGGCATCATTAACGCTCGTGGTGACTTTGGCGGGTTCCATGATGGTGGTCTGTACATTAAGGACCTGACAATCGTCGGCGAGGCTTCCGCATTCGAGGCAACATCTGGACACCCAGTGGCGCTGGTCTCTGCGTACTCCTTCAACGCATCCCTTGCGTATATCCCCGAGTCCTCTCCGGTTACGCCGTGGGGCTTCAAGGAGGTAATCGTTGAGGGACTGCACTGCCCGTTCAAGCGGACTGGTCGTCGGTTCAACTCTATCATCTCCGCCCCAAGTATTCAGTTCACTGTGTATCACCCGATGCGGGTTAAACTGGAGGACTGTAACTTCAACTCTACGGCGTTCGAGAAGTTCGACCTGAGGGGCTGGAGGGTTACTCCGTACAACCCCTCGAAGGTTGGTATCGCGAACACTCTGGCATTCCGTCCTACGAACTTTGTTGATGTGAAGGACTGCTCGATGGTTGGCCTTGAGTTCACCCGACCGACTAGTGCATACGACTACTCTAACTTTGACGTAAACCTCGTTAACGTTAAGAATGTAGAGGAACACTCCCTGTCGCCGTTCACTCTGTACACTAACCAGTGTGGTCGTTATAACTTGGTTGGGTGCGGTCTGCAACAGATTGTGGACAAGTCGATGACCTCGGGTGAGCGCGCAAACCGTCGGAGCACGTTCTCGGTGACTGGCGGTACTTGGAACTCACTTTCCGGTAACCCTACGGATATAACCTACGGTAACGGCTACGACATCCCTGTGGTGGCGACTGGTGTTATGTTCGTTGGTCCGTACTCCCAGACTGAAGTGACAGGCGCAAACTTGAACGTTGCAGAGTTTGTTCAGGCATCCGGCTGCAAGTTCCTCAGTTCCGGCCCGACCTACATCCAGCCGTTACTCTGGAGTGGTGCAGGTGGTCCAACTGGAGCGAGTGCTAACTTCAACGTGGCACGCGGGAACACTCTGGGCCTGAACATCTCTGCGGTGAACGGTGAGACGTCTCAGGTTATCGCGGCGACTCTGGTGATTCCGCAAGGGTTCTCAACTGGACCGGCTGCTGGTACAACCTACGGGTTCGCCGTGGAAAAGAACATCAACTACCAATTAGGGCTTAACGCCCGCAGCCTGAAGGCGAACGTTGGTTTAGTGCGTTGTAGTGATACCATAACCGGGGTGTACCTGAACGCATAAGGAGGTATTAATGTTATCCCTAGACTTCAACAACGAAGTTATCAAGGCGGCTCCCATTGCGGGGGTCGCTGGGGCTGACGGTGTAGCGAGGCTCTTTTGGGGCCTCTCACTCAACGAGTGGTTCTACGTCGCGGCAATCGCCTACACAGTGGTTCAAATTGGTGCCAAGGTAGTCGACAAAATCATTGACTGGAAGAAAGCAAACAGAGGTTACTCGTGAAAGATGAGCGCCCAGATTTATAAGGAGTGACATATGGACCTGATTAAATTCCTCGAAATGTTAGACACTGAAATGGCTCAGCAGATGCTAATGGACCTGAAGAATCCCGAGAAGCGAACCCCTCAGCTGTACAACGCCATTGGTAAACTACTGGAGCGACACAAGTTCCAAATCTCTAAGCTGACCCCAGACGTTAACATCTTGGGCGGTCTGGCTGAGGGTCTGGAGGCTTATAACTCCAAGGTGGGTGCGGATGGTCTGACAGACGATGATGCGTTCACCTTACAGTGATATACTCAAGGTACTACTATATGTAGTGCCTTTATGGATGTCATTGCACTACGCTAGGCGTTCCTACGTGAAATCTGAGAAACAACGGGAGGCATTATGCTGGAGTTCACAAAGAGAATCGTCCCGTATCTTGTGGCTATAATGGTGTTTGCCTCCGGGTGGCACTTGGGTTCGCAATCTACGGACGCTAAATGGAAGGAGGTAGTACAGAATGAATACGTCAAGAAGCAAACGGCTAGAGCTGAAACTCAGAAATCGATTGACGCAGTATCGGCTAAGTACCAAGCAGACCTTGAAGGGCTGGAGGGCAGCACTGATAGGATTATTGCTGATTTGCGTAGCGACAATAAGCGGCTGCGCGTCAGAGTCAAACCTACCAGTGTCGCCGCAGGACCAGACGGTCGATGCCTCGTTGATGGTTCCGTCGAACTACACGAAGCAACTGCTCGAAGTCTTATCGCAATAACCCAGAAGGCCGACCTCAAAGAGAAGGCCCTACAGGACACTATTCGTAAGCTACAAGGGAAAGGAGGTGGACATTGAGCAACTCCCAGCAAGCCAAGAACGCCTTAATCATTGCGCAACTGAAGGGTGACTTCGTCGCCTTTCTCTTCGTGCTCTGGAAGGCGCTGAACCTGCCGGAACCGACCAAGTGTCAAATCGACATGGCCAAGTGTCTGGCGGACCCAAAGAACAAGAAGTTTATCCTTCAGGCTTTCCGTGGTATCGGGAAGTCGTTCATCACGTGTGCGTTCGTAGTGTGGACTCTGTGGCGTGACCCTCAGTTAAAGATACTGATCGTCTCAGCCTCAAAGGAACGTGCGGACGCTAACTCCATCTTCATCAAGAACATCATCGACTTGTTGCCTTTCCTGAGTGAGCTTAAGCCTCGCCCCGGTCAGCGTGACTCCGTGATTAGCTTTGATGTAGGCCCTGCCAAGCCTGACCACAGCCCGTCAGTTAAGTCTGTGGGTATTACGGGTCAGCTTACTGGTAGCCGTGCTGATATCATCATTGCGGATGACGTAGAGATTCCGGGTAACTCCGCAACCCAAGGTGCCCGCGAGAAACTCTGGACGTTGGTTCAGGAGTTCGCCGCATTGTTGAAACCTCTACCGACTAGTCGTGTTATCTATCTGGGAACCCCTCAGACCGAGATGACTCTCTACAAGGAACTTGAGGACAACCGTGGGTACTCCACCATTATCTGGCCTGCACAATATCCTCGCTCCAAAGAGGAAGACCTGTACTATGGTGACCGACTAGCTCCGATGCTCCGTAGCGAGTACGATGAGGATAAAGAGGGCCTCAGCAGTCAACCGACAGACCCGGTGCGATTCGATTCCATGGACCTTCAGGAACGTGAGGTGGAATACGGCAAGGCTGGCTATACGCTTCAGTTCATGCTCAACCCGAACCTGAGTGACGCCGAGAAGTACCCACTACGCCTACGTGACGCCATCGTGTGTGGTCTACAGGCGGACAAGGCCCCAATGCACTACCAATGGTTGCCGAACCGTCAGAACCGCAATGAGGAGCTTCCTAACGTGGGCATGAAGGGTGACGAGATTTACTCCTTCCATACCGCCTCCAGTAACACTGGCGCGTATCAGGGTAAGATTCTGGTCATTGACCCGAGTGGTCGCGGTAAGGATGAGACTGGCTGGTGCATACTGTACACCCTCAATGGTTACATCTACTTGATGGACGCTGGCGGTACTCGTGGTTACGAAGAGAAGTCCCTTGAGTTCCTCGCTAAGAAAGCCAAACAGTGGCAGGTACAGACTGTGGTCTTCGAGAGTAACTTCGGTGACGGTATGTTCGGTAACGTGTTCCAGCCTGTGCTCCTGAAGCATCACCCGGCGCAACTCGAAGAGATTCGTGCTCGTGGCATGAAAGAGGTCCGCATCTGCGATACCCTTGAGCCTGTACTGGCAAGTCACCGCTTGGTTATCCGTGATGAGGTTATCCGACAGGACTACCAGACGGCTCGTGATGCAGACGGTAAGCATGCTCTGAAGTACAGCCTGTTCTACCAGATGACCCGTATGAGCCGTGAGAAGGGCGCTGTGGCACACGATGACCGACTTGATGCATTGGCACTAGGTGTTGAGTTCTTGCGCTCTACAATGCAGCAGGACGCTGTGAAGATAGAGGCAGAGGTACTTCAGGAGTTCTTGGAGCACCACATGGAGAAACCTCTTAGTAACGTCTCCCAATTCAAGACCACCAGTAGCAACGGTGTGGACATCCGATGGGAAGACGATGGGGACGACTCTATGTTCATCGCGTGGTAAGGAGGTAATATGTTTGACGTGAGGTATGACCCGGATGTGCCGGGGTGCCTCTCTAACTCTAAGGGTGAGCAACTCGCAGTTCTACAAGGAGAATACTTCAAGTGGAACGGCGGGAGTGCTCATCGTATTGTATGGGAAGGCTTCAATGGTAGGATACCAGACGGTTACATGGTTGACCATATAAACCGCAACAAGCAGGACAGTCGGATAGAGAACCTACGACTGGTCACTCGGTCCCAGAATGTCCATAACTCCAAGCGCGAGAGGGCTGATGGGATGCCCAAAGGAATTACAGCACGACAGCGGGACTTTAGGATTCTGGTCCATAAGGATTGTAAGAAGTACGTAAGGTACGCACCGACACTTGCGGAAGCCATAAAGGTCCGCGAGGAGCTTGTAGAGTCCTTGGGCCTGTCTGCATATTATGTCGATTCAGTCGCATAAGGATTCATTAGGCCACGGAAGGCCACCATGAGAAAACTCTATGTATAACAGCTACTTGGAATTAGGTAGCACTATAGGGAGAGACCCCTAAAGACTTACTATAAGACTACTTAAAGTTTCATTCATATAGTTATGCACTTAAAGTCTCCTCTATGTGAGAGGGTAGTGATGGTAATATCACCCTCTAACTATAAGACACTAAGAGCCAACATAAGGAGGACCTATGCGCTTATTGTTAACCTTACTGCGCCATAGGACTACTTGGCGATTTCTGCTGGTACTTGCTGGTGCCTTTGGGGCTTCACTGGTTACTCAGCAGCAACTCAGTGGACTGGAGACTCTCGTGTGCTCTCTACTCACTTGTAGCGATTAGGGTCTTCCTGACGCGCTAGGGATTCCGTAGTGATGCTTATCAGTATACACCACTCCATCCCTCTACAGTCAATACTTAAAGTTAACCTTAGGTGATTCACCGGGTCTACCTACGGGTCTATGCACGTACCTGAGGACTACCTGAGGTTACCTTTAAGAATTTTACATAAAGTTCTGAGTGCACATCTCACAGTTTACACTTTTGGTTATCCCCCCCCGGTACCCTCCAGTTCACTCAAAGTAACCATGGGGGCCCCCTAAACCTTAGGTCAGTACCTTGGGAATCCCTTAGGGATACTATATGTTGTGGTGAGTGGGACCTTGGGTGACTAAATGTTGATGTCTCTGTGTCCCTATCTGTTGGCCCTCTTTAAGTAACAACCTGAGGTTAGACCTGAGGCATCCACCTTAGGACATCCTGAGGTAATACCTGAGACCATATACCTTAGGTTAACCATGGGCCATCCGGTGAGTCATTACTATAAGGCTATTGGGAGACCATTGTCAAATCATCCAACCAATTAGGTAGCACTATAGGGAGACACTTAAAGTATTACTCAGAGGAGAAACGAATGGCTAATAACTATATACATAAAGAGATAAACCTTAAGACACTTAAAGACAATGGCTATGAGGTGACTACAGAGGGTCAAGTGATAAGCCATAAAGGGAGAGTACCACGCGTCTTGAAGTCGCCTGTGGGTTCTCATGGCTACCGTGTGGTAAACCTGAGGTTAGACGGTAAGTCGTCCATA